GTTTCCACCTGCATCTTTGAACCCAAATGGTGGTTCAATTTCAATATATTTGTTTACAAAATCATCAGAAAAGCGAAAAGAAAATACGTCAGACATAATACTCCTTAAATTTAATTATATGTTTTATTATAGCAGAGTTTTTATTTTTTAACAACTCTCAATGTTTAGAATAGGTAGAGATTTTATTTTTATAAAACTATTTATTTAATTATATTTATTATTATAAATATGGCTAACTTCCAAATGATTTATATTTACATGTTTTGGTAAAGAACCAACCCATCTTATAGTTTCTGCCATGTCTTCTGCAGTTAAAGCATTTTCTTTTTTTTCTATTTGTGTGTCTATTGTGCCTGGACAAATTTCTGTTACCTTAATACCATATTGTGGAAACTCCATCCTCATGGTGTCTATTAAAGCCATTTCTCCTCTTTTGGCATTGCTATAATTGCCTCCGCCTCTAAAAGGAATTTTGCCACAAAGAGATGTTATAAATACAATTGTAGGAGACTCTGCTTTTTTCATAGATGGAACAAAAAGTTGAGATAAATACATTGGCCCTGATACATTAATTTCATAGGCTTTTCTAAAATTATCCATAGTTTCATTAATTATAAAGGTAGGACCTGATCCACCCCCTGCATTATTTACAAGTAAGTCAAGGCTAATATTTTCATACTTTTCAAAAAAAGTTTTTATTTCTTTTTCTTTGGTAATATCTAATTTATAAACCTCTACATTATCAGAAACTAGATCAGAAACTTTGCTAAGATCTCTAGATACTGCTATAACCTTATATCCATTTTCAGACAAAAGTTTGACAGTAGCATATCCAACGCCTTTACTAGCACCTGTAACTATTGCTGTTTTCATTTACATCCCCTGAGATTTATAAAGATCCATTTCATTATGAATCCAATGACCTGGAATCATATATTTTACACCAGACTTTACAGTGTGGGCTGTATGAAAATAAGGAGGAAAGGCTGGAAATATAATAACACTATTTGCTTTTGGTTTTACTCCAAAATCAATTGCTCCATTTGCAAGAGATTTGTCATAATCTAAATGTACGGCTGGGGCTGTTCCTTTAGCAAAACCATCGGTACTTGTCCAACCACCATTATAATCTTTTAATTGAAAAGACAACTCCCCACCTTCACAATCATCATTCAAATACATAACAAGAGAATATCTTAAAGTTTTATCTCCATCTAATTGATCAAAATGTGCGCCCATTCCCATTCCAGTATTATATTTTTTTATATTAAAAGTTGGAAAAAGTCTTGGCTCGTCAAAATCACCTAATGCTGTAGCATAATCTTTGCAAACATCATAGAGTGCAGTCATTACTTCATTATAGATATACTTTCCCTTTTCTCCTATTTCGTTATTTAAATTTTCAAATTGTTTTATGTCAAATGTTTTTGTTTCTCCATAAATAAAATCTTTATCGTTAGAAGCAGTCCAAAGATTCCATTTGTTTATATCAGAATTATCATTTAATCCAAGAGCGTCTAAGTCTTTTAATACTATCCAAAATTTATCAAAATTTTCTATTACGTCAGTATAGTAGTAAACCTTTGGATCTAAAATTTCTTTATTCATAATACTCCTTTTAATACCTATTGTTTTCATAATGATTTTTTTCTTTTACAAAACCAACTAAAACATATCTAATTGGCCCTTTTCCCACTACCCTTACTCCATGCTCATGTTCATCATTACCTGGAAAAAATAATAACGTTCCTGATTTAGGCTTTAATTCTATGTTTAGATTTGGAAAAAATAATTCACCATCTAAATATTCTTCATTTATATAAATAATTGTAGCATATTTAATAGATGGATCTGTATGCTGATCTGTATGAGATTTTAACTCTACTCCTGGTTGCATTCTTTGAATTGTTGCAAGTCCACTAAGTTCTAGGCTATTGTCTGAATTAATAACCATTGTATTTAATTTATTATATAATGGGCTTTGTATTTTATGACCAGTTATATTAAAATTTTTATCTTTCCAGTTTTGAGTAATTTCAAACTTTCCTTCAGCAACAAGATTGTCTACATCGTCTCTTCCAAATTTTGTCATACAAAAAATTTTTAAATTAGAATAGTACTCTACTTCCCAATCTTCTTGACATGTACTATCTATAATAGTTCTAAAAATATCTAACTGTTCTTTTGATAAAAAATTTTCAACAGAAATTATTTGTGGAGCAATTTCTTCAAAAGAAAAACCATTTTCTGTTAATTGTTTTTTAAAAAAATCAATCATTTTTTAGTTCTCTACTTTATACTTATTGCCATTTTTATCTATTTTATATCCTTCTTTTAATAATTCTTGCCATTCTGCTCTTTCAATTTCTTGTTTTGCCCTTGTTTCTTTCATTTCTGCTGCCCATACATCTCTTACTTCTTGAGGATAGTCAGACTCTTCTCTATCATCCCAAAAAGATCCTATGGTGTATCTTACTCCACTTTCAATTAAAGATACTTCATGCATATTGTTAAATCCCCCATCAAAAACAGCAAGCATCCCAACTTCTGGTTTAATTTCTATATTTTGATCTGGAAAACGTAAAAGACCACCCTCAAAATCATCATTTAAATACAAAAATCCAGCGTATCTACTTCTTGTAAATGCTCCAGAATTTCCTTTAGAGTCTGTGTTGTCTGAGTGTACTCTTGCATACGCTCCTGGCTCCCACTTTTGTGTATGGTATCCAATTTTAGAGATTACTTTTGGATCAAGATCGTGTACTGAAGCAATTGCCTCTGGCATTGTTTTTTCAATGTCTGAAAATATAGTTGGAGATAGTCCAGCATCAAGTAGTTCTTGATCATTATCTTGTGGCAATACAGAAGAATATGATTCATAAAATGAAATAGGCATCCAAGATATTGCTCCGTTATTTGCTTGAGCATCTAAAGCCTGAATCATTTTTTGACAATCTTCTTTATTTACAAAGTTTTCAAAAAGCACTATATCTTTTGTTAATCTTTTTTTATTATTTAGATTCATGGTTGTTTTTCTCCTGTATGCTCTACAATACACCAAAAAAATGGACATGTATATCGAACGCTATTCTTTACTTCAGTAACTCCATGTATATAGTTTTTGTCTCCTGGGAAAAAATAGGCTGCGCCCCTTTTGGGTTTAAATTGCAAATTTTGTAATGGAAAATACAATTCTCCACCCTCGTAATCATCATTTAAATAAAACAAACTGGCAATATCATAGTATGGAAAATCATTTGGTTTTCCTGCATCTGGACCATCATGCAATTCTTTATCTGCATGTGGTTTTTGAAACTGTCCAGGAAGCCATTTAACTATTGCTTTTCCTGTTGGCTCAATATTTACACTAAAAAAATTTTCAATAACTGGTTTAAGTCTTTTAAACAAACCTTGTAAAATTATTGCAATTTCTGGATTATTATTATCTAAAGTTTTTCCTGTTGCAACCCTATCTTTCCAGTAATCAGAATCATAGATAACAGTTCCATTTTCATTTTTATGTGTTTCTGTTACGTCCCAAATTGTAATATTTTTTGCAGCATTTTCTAAAAAATTAATTTCATCTTCAGTCATAAAATTTTCAATTTCAATAATATTGTCTATAGAAGAACCAAAAAATCCTGATGGAGTAATTGACCTTTTGTATCTTATTGATCCTTTAACATTATCAGTTATTTCATTCATGTTTTTATTATACCTTATTTATACTTTCTTGGTTCCCAGACTTCATTTTTATATATTCCCCCATTTGGTTTTCTATATTTATCACCATTTATTTTATTATTTAAAATCATTTTAGAAAATGTTGAAACTTCAAACTCGCTATCCCAATCTTCTCTTTTAAAAGGAATCATTTGTGCGTAGGGAGTTCCTTTGGGAACGATTCCAGAAAAATCTTTATTCATCAAAAATGGCATCATTCCTGGTAATGCAATTTTATCATTATCAATAATTCCTGAAATAGTCAAAAATGGAAGTTCAAATCTGTTAAATGGGTGAGAATATAAAACACTATATCCTTCTGGGACTTTAACTCCCCAATCTGGAAACCAGGCAAAATGATCTTCATAATACCCTGATGGTTTTACAAAACCTGGCAAACTTGATCTTGGTGTGCAAAAATCTTTGTAGTTTGAATCTTCAATTTCAACAATAAGTTTATTGTTTTTGTCATAAACAAAATTTAGATCGCAAGGTGTTAAATATGTATAGCCACTTCCCATAATGTCAAACATTGATGGACAGGCTTTCCAAGTAGGAATTTTTCCTTTATCTGGGCCAATGGCATACTCTCCAGTGTCTGAATGTTTAAAAAATCTATCGGCCTTTCTATACCATTCTGGAATTGTTTTCATTATTGGTTGAGGTCTAAACTCACTTTCTTTATTTAACCATCTTCTATTTGCAATAAAATTAATTTTTTTATTTTCCATTAATTTTCCTTTTATCAAATGTTTTTAATTTAAAAGATTTAATTTCATGTTTTCCAATACTTTCTTTTTTTTCATTAGTTGCATTTCTATAAAAATTTGTCCACTCACCTTTTTGATTTAATTCTTGAGAAACGTCTCCGTATGCTTTATTTTTTAATCCATAGTCTTCATCGTGTTCAAGGTTGTAAATGTGCATCTCTGTATCATTAATATTTTTTAAAGAGATTGGAATAACTGAAATAATTGGCTCATTTGCTGGCAAAATAATTTCAACATTTGGTTTAATTACTTTCAAAGCAGCAGGCAATGAGTGTGGATAAAAAGATGTTGACATCAAAATTGTATATGGAATTACTGTATTTAAAAATAAATTTGGTATTGGCATTGTAAGCATTGTAACATCTTTATCTGTTATAAATTTTATGTTAGTATTTAAACTAACTGTAGCGCTTCTTCTGTTTTCATTTACATATCTTTCTCCGTTTAAAATCTTAATATGACCTTCTTCTTGATCTGTATCAATCCCATCCCAAATAAAAACTATATCTTCGGGAAAACTTATTCCCCAACCAAGTCCATTAGTTAAAGTTACTGGAAAACAGTTATAAGCATGAGCATTTGAAACCTTTTCCATCCAATCTCTTTTTATACTTAAAGGCTCTAGTTTTACACCAGAACCTTTTTCAATTTCTGCCCTAATCATAAATACTAATCGCCTGTTTCTTCATAAAATTTTGCATTATGAAACTTATTACTGTAATCAAGCATTGTAACAATAGAATATTTAGTTCCAGAAGTTACTGGTTTTGCTTGATGTGGATACATATAATTAGATGGGAAAATAAATAAATCTCCTTTTTTTGCCTTTAAGTTAAGTTGTTGTAGTCTAAAATAAAGTTCTCCACCCTCATAATCATCATTTGGATATCCAACTAAAGAAACTACACAGTTATAAGAAAATCCATGATCGTGATGCTCCATAAAGTGTTGTCCTGGACCATACTTAACAAAATTCATTGCCTCCCAATATCGAAGTTCCCCTAAATTAAAAGTTGCAGAATAAGAGTCTACTACCATTTTGGCTTTATCATAAATTCCTTGCCACAAATTTTGTAATTTTAAACCTGATTCTGATCTGTCAAAAATTATATCAGTTTTTTTATATTTAAAATCAACACAGTCACGATACTCTGGCATTAATTGTTGATATCCAACATATGCTGGTCCCCAGTTATATTGATTATTTTGATCCTGCATTACTTGCTCTATTGTTTCAACAATTTTTAAATCTTCTGTTAAAACATCGTGATAAACAAAAATACCATTTCCTAAATTTTCAAAAGATGACCATGATTTATTTTCTAAGTCATTTAAATTTGTCATAAATTATCCTTTTCTTTGTAATTAAAATTGTACCATAAAGACTTAATTAATTTTGTGAGCATTATCGTTTAAATCCATCATAACAACAACACAATACTTAGTGCCTTCAACCATATCTAAAGACGCATGTTCATATATATAATTAGATGGAAAAATTGCTATATCTCCTTTTTTTGGTTTATATGTTAGTTTGTCTAACCTTGGAAAATAAAGTTCTCCACCTTCGTAATTATCATTAAGATAAATTACAGCAGATACTGTACATGCATAATAAGGCCCATGATCAGCATGAATTCTAAATTGTTGTCCAGAACCTTCATACTTTACAAAATTAAACGCTTCATAATAATTAACAGAAATACCCCAATATTGTGCATAATCATCTACACATGATTTTAGTACCTGATAAATTTTGCTGTGCATTTCAATAAGATCTTTATTTTCTAAATTTACAGGACCTAAATTTTCTGGTTTATATTTAAAATCAGAGCAATCTCTTGCAAACTTAATTGGTTTACCAGAGTTTGTTACTTGTGCTTCACTCCATTTATATTTTGTTTGTCCATTAAGTTTTGATTCAAGTGTATTAATGTATTCTTGACAATCATTTTCATTTATTGCATTTTCATATATGTTAAGACCTAGTCCTGGATTAATAACTTTAATATTATTAAATGTTTTTGGTAATGATCTAAAATTTGCTGACTCTGATCTGTCTTTTGAAAACCAAGGATTGTCTTCTTCTTTTGTTAATTCCTCATACACGTTAAAACTCCTTTTTTATAATTATATCACAAACATATTTGTGAATTTTTTATCTAAAAGTAGTGCTGTTTTAAGGAGTCTCAGGACGGTCAAAGACTAACATGTGTTGTGTAAAGAAGTTGTCATATGGTTCACAGTTAATAGAGAATACTGTATCTTCATATTCAAGTACTTCAAGTTCAGTAATGTTTACAAAACCTTGTTCTGCTCTGTTATAAACTTTGTAAGAAAGATCTAGATCTGAAACATTTGTAAAACGAACAACATCATCTTTTTTAGTTAAAATATAGTGATGATTAGAAAATATATCACTATTAACTATAACAACATTTGTTACTGGTCTAGATGTAACACTTACAACTGTTGTTTCTACAAAATTTGTTTCATTTATCATTAAGTTTTCTGAAGTCCATGCTTCAACTGTTGATGAATTTAAATCGTCAGTTGAAATATTTATTGCAAGAAGAACATCTCCGACAATAACATCTTCTGCATTTTTAATTCCATCTGTTGTCATAATTCCAGTACTACTTGCAATTGAGTAGTATTCTCCTGGGAAAGATGGTGGGAAGAATGGTGGAAAGAATGGTGGGAAGAATGGACCAAAAGATGGAAAGAACGGGAAGAATGGAAAGAACGGGAAGTATGGTGGGAAGAATGGTGGAAAGAATGGAAAGAATGGTGGAAAGAAAGGTGGAAAGAACGGTGGAAAGAAAGGTGGAAAGAACGGGGAAAGAGTTGTAACACTTGCAGTTGTTGCTCCTAATGATGTTCCATTAGCATTTGTTGCGGTAACGGTATAGGTTTGACTTGTGGCTGCAGTATCGGCAATTATTACTGATGTTGCTGCTGCTGCTAAATCGCCAGAAGTGCTTGAATCTGAACCAACGACATTGTGTTTTGATAATGCTGCACCACCATTTGCACCAATTGTCCAGTTAACAGTATTCTGATTAACTCCTGCAGTTGCGGTAGCACTTTGTGGTGCTTGTGGAACTGTTGTTGCAGTTACTGAAGAAGAAGTTGTTCCACTTGCAGTTCCTGCAGCATTTACTCCTCTTACTGTAAATGTATAT